ATATTACATATGCCTATGAAATATAGGACTGTTGATCTTTCCAGAGCTTCTCATATTGATGAAGAAAATCGTAGAGTCAGAGTTGGCGTTTCTTCTGAAGAACCTGTTGAAAGAAGTTTTGGCATGGAAGTGCTAGGACATTCTGAAGGTGATATAAACATGGAGTTTATTTCATCTGGGCGAGCACCACTGCTCCTTGATCATGATATGACCAAGCAAATAGGTGTAATTGAAGAATTCAAACTGGATGAGGCTGCAAAAAGGACAATTGCAGTAGTTAGATTTGGTAAATCTGCTTTAGCTCGTGAAGTGTTTGAAGATGTCAAAGATGGTATTCGCATGAATATCTCTGTAGGCTACAGAATAGATAAACTGGAGCGTATACAACGTGATGGCGAGGATTATTACAAAGCAAATTGGACTCCAATGGAAGTTTCTTCTGTTAGCGTTCCTGCTGATCAATCCAGACTTGTAGGCGTTGGGCGTTCTAAAAATAAACAAACTAAAACTCAAATAGAGGTAATTAAAATGACTGAAGAAGTTAAAAATGAAATTAACCTTGATGAAGTTAGAGCTCAAAGTGCTGACGAAGCAAAAGCTGAATTCAAAAGAAATTCAAAAGAGATCATTGATCTTGCTGTAAAGCACAATAAAAGAGACCTAGCTGACAAGGCTATTCAAGAAGGTGTATCTGTTGAAGAGTTCAGAGGAATATTATTGGAAAACATTTCTAATAACACTCCACTTGAAACTCCTTCTGAAATTGGAATGACACCAAAAGAAGTTAGAAGATTTAGTTTAGTAAAAGCTATCAACGCTCTTGCTAATCCTTCTGACAGAAATGCACAACGAGCTGCTGAATTCGAATTCGAATGTTCAGAGCAAGCTGCTAGAGAACATGGCAAAGTAGCACAAGGAATTATGCTTCCTGCTGACGTTCTTCGTAACTGGACTAGAGACATCAACACTGGTGATGACTCAACTCTTATCGCTGAAGATTACAAAGGCGGAGATTTCATAGACGTTCTAAGAAACTCTTCTTCTGTAATGCAAGCTGGGGCGACCATTTTACGTTCGCTCTCTGGGAACGTGGTAATACCGAAGAAAACTGCTGCTGCTTCTGCTGGCTGGATCGCTACTGAAGGTGGAGACTCTGCTGAGTCTGAATTCACTTCAGGATCAGTAACTATGTCTCCTAAAGTTATCGGTGCTCACACTGATGCTTCAAGATTAATGCTTCAACAATCTTCATTAGATATTGAAAACTTAATCAGAGATGACCTAACACAATCTATTGCTCTTGCAATTGATTTAGGTGCTTTAGCTGGTTCTGGTACAAGTGGTCAACCTACTGGTATTGCTAATACTTCTGGTATCAACACAACAACTTTTGCTGCTGCAAATCCAACATTTGCTGAGATTGTAGCTATGGAAAGTGCTGTTGCTGCTGATAATGCATTGTCTGGTTCATTGTCTTACATTTGTAAGCCAGCAGACTATGGAACATTGAAAACAACTAGCAAGGACACAGGTTCTGGTCAGTTCGTTGTTGAGCCTGATGGAAGAATGAATGGCTACAATGTTGTTAGAAGTAATCAAGTAACTTCAGGTGATTTCTACTTTGGAAACTTTGCTGATTTGCTAATCGGAATGTACGGGGGTCTGGATATAACTGTGGATCCTTTTGCACTGAGCAAATCTGGTGGCGTGAGAATTATTGCTCTACAAACTGTAGACGTAGCAGTTCGTCATGCTGTTAGTTTCTGTAAGTCATCTGACTAATTAGCTAATGCTTAAATGGAATGGTGGGGGCAACCCCACCACCTTAATTATGAAAAAATATAAAATTTTACAAGACACAGTTGCCAACGGATCAAAGGTTCATGCTGGAGATATAGTAGAACTAGATCAACAAACAGGTCATTCATTATGTGGCTATGGCAAGGCAGAAATTCATGTTGAAAAACCAAAGGCTAAACAAGCTGATAGAAGTGTTGGTTTAGAAACATCAGAAGTTAAAGCTCCAAAGAAAAGAGCTAAAAAATAAATCATGCCCATCGAGAGTGCAGCAGATTTTAACTCCTATGTAGACATCAACACAGGTCATGGAGTTACTGCTACATTCTTCGAGGTGCAACAATCATTATGGGATCAAAGGGTTGGTCTCATTGACACTTGGTTTGATATTGATTCAGGGAACTCAACGAACATCAACATCATCATAGATCAAGAATATTTCAACATAGAAGGTGGCACAGTTCCTGTTGCTGGCTATCAACCCAGAGCAATTATCAAAGCGACTGATGCTCCTTATATATCACAAGAAGATAGATTGGTGGTCAATGCAATCACAACTAATCGTGGTAGTGTTTTAAAGCCTGAGACTTCTTTTGTTGTTAGAACAGTAGAGCCTGATAATACAGGTTTAGTATCATTGGTATTAGAGGAAGAATAATGTCTCAATATCGCATGGAAACAGAAGAAGATATGATTGCATATTTAGATATAGACTATGGTCATGGCGTATCTGCTGTTTATACAAACAATGGTACTGACTCTACTATTAAGATTATTCTAAATAATGAATATGTTGAACAAGAAGAAGGTATAGGCGTGGAAGCACTAAAGCCCATAGCTTATTGCAGAACAATAGATGTTCCAAATATATCTTTTGGAAATACACTAGCTGTTGCAGCCATTAAAGATGTTGATGGCAATACATTAAAAGCAGCTCAAAATTATACAGTTGTGAATATACAAGCAGATAGAACTGGTTTCTCTGCTTTGATGCTTGAGGAAATATAATGGCAAATCATATTAGACAACAAATCAGAGAAAAAATTGGAGCTACGCTGACTGGTTTAACAACCACAGGTTCTAATGTTTTTGAATCCAGAGTTTATCCATTAGAAAATGCTTCTTTGCCAGCGTTAATCATTTACACAAAATCAGAAACATCTGAGCCTATCGTTATAGGAACACAAAGACTTATGAGCAGAGATTTATTAGTGGTTGTGGAAGGTTATGCAAAAGCTACTAGCAACTTTGACGATACTATTGATACAATAAGCAAAGAAGTTGAAGCAGCAATAGCTGCTGATAGAACTCTGGATGGATTAGCTAAAGATACTTATTTAGAATCCACAGAGATAGAGTTTAACGCTGAGGGAGAAAAGCCATTAGGCTATGTCTCTCTTACATTTTTAACTAACTATTATGTCAAGGAAAATGCTCCTGACGTAGCAGTTTAAAGGAGATAATTATGAAAATGATTAGTCCAGACGGAAAAGTTTCTATAGATGCTCACCCCTCTAAGGTTGAGTCATTATTGAATAAGGGTTGGAAAGAGGAAGCAGCCCCATCGAAAGATAAACCCAAATCTTCTTCTAAAGAAAAGTCGAAAGACGAGGTAAAATATGGCGACTCATAAGGGAAGCGAGGGAACTGTAAAAGTTGGCTCAAACGCTGTGGCTGAAATAAGGTCTTACTCAATCGAAGAATCTGCTGATACTTTAGAAGATACTTCAATGGGTGATTCTGCTAGAACTTATAAACCATCATTAACAAGCTTCTCAGGAAGTTTGGATGTTTTTTGGGATGAAACTGATACATCAGGTCAAGGTGCTTTAAGCATTGGATCAGAAGTAACTTTAAATTTCTATCCTGAAGGTGATACTTCTGGTGATACTTATTACTCTGGTTCAGCCATTGTAACTGGTGTTTCAAGAACTGGTTCATTTGATGGATTAGTTGAAGCTAGTATTTCAGTTCAAGGCAATGGTGCTCTAACAGAAAGCACTGTATAAAAATGAAAGCAATTGAAAATGCTGTAAAACATTTTGCAGAGCAGGATGTAAAAGTAATTGAAGTGCCTGAATGGGGTGATGAAGATAACCCATTAAAAATATATAGTAAGCCATTAACGCTAGCTGAAACTTCTAAGCTCTATAAAATGAGTCAAGAAGATGATCTAACGATGATGGCTTATGTCCTTATTTATAAAGCACTGGATGAAAATGGTGATAAGTTATTTGATCTTAGTGATAAAAATGCCTTATTAAACAAAGTTGATAGAGAAGTATTGGTAAATGTAGCTCAACAGATCATGGGGCAAGAGCCTATTGAGGAAGTTAAAAAAAACTAATAGAGGATAGTAATTTATATGTGCAATATGCACTGGCTGAAAAACTTGGAAAAACTTTGCAAGAAATCCAAGAAATTACTATCCACGAATATCAAGGGTGGATAGCTTACCTAGAAATAGCTGAAGAGAAACGAAACAATGGCTAACAAAAAAGTAAAATTTGTATTAACAGCAGTAGATCAAACTAAAGCAGCTTTTGATAAAGCTAGCAAGGGTCTTAAGTTTGTTGGTGGGACTGCTAAAATGGCAAGCAAGGCTGTTTTAGGAGTTAGTGCTGCTGCAACTGCTGCTGCTAGTGCTATTGCAGTTTTTACTAAAGTAAATGTTAATGCTTTAGATGCTTTAGATAAAACAGCTTCCAAATTAGGTGTTAGTGTAGAGTTTTTACAGCAAATGCGATTTGCTGCTGAACAAACTGGTATTGAGACCAGAACTCTTGATATGGGTCTACAAAGATTTATAAGAAGGGTTGCTGAAGCTGCTAAAGGAACAGGAGAAGCAAAAGGAGCATTACAACAACTAGGTATAGAATTTAAAAATGCTGATGGTTCAGCCAGAAATATACAAGATATTTTATTTGATGTAGCTGATGGTTTAGCAAACACAGCATCTGAAGGTGAAAGAGTTAGATTAGCATTTAAGTTTTTTGACTCTGAAGGTGTTGCATTGGTCAACACTTTAAAGGGTGGGTCTGCCGAGCTTAAGAATTTTTTTGATCAGGCAGAAAATCTTGGAATATTAATTAGTTCAGATACTACAAAAAAAGCAGCAGCATTTAATGATCAGTTAAATATAATAAAAAGACAGTTCACAGCTATTACTCAAAACCTTGTTGGTGCTTTTTTGCCAGTCTTGCAAGATGTATCAACGGATTTAAC